AAGAAGAATTAATGGACGACTTACTACCTTTTGGTATACAAGATGATGGAGTCGAACAAATGGAAGTGATTGAAGAAAGAAGATATGATTGGTTAATGGGTGGTGAAGAAGAAAGATGGTAAATACAAAAGATTATATTGAAAATGGTGGGTTTTTTGTATTTAACAATTGGTTGAATGTAGACGACTATTTAGAAATAGAAAAGATTTTTGAATACAAAGATATGTTCAAACCAAAACACCAACCACATGGAATACCTTTTGGTAATAGATTACAGGCTTTTCCGACCTATGAGTCTAATTTAAATCCAGAAATAGAATTTTTTATTTTTAATAAAATTAAAGAACAACTTAATATAGATATTAAAGACTTTTTTTCTATTTTAAGGTTTGTTGATAATGATGAAGTTAAAAAGAGTAAACGGAATGGAAAATATCCTAGTATTCATAGAGATGAATTTGATATTGCTGGGGTTTTATATTTCGACCAAACAGTAGATGGAGGAACTGCTTTTTTTGGAGTTGATGGTGATAGTGTTCCAGAATTTGTTGTAGGAGCATATCCTAATAGACTCATTGTTTATAATGGTCAAGTTTTACATACACCTATGAATGATTTTACATATGATATGAGAAAGTGCTTAGTATTTTTTGCTAACTTCGTATAGAATGTTCTAATTATGTTTTTTTATAAATAATTTCAAATAATAAAGAATTTTAGTTAACTACAATTATCAGGAGATAAACATGCCTTTCCAAGTAAGTCCTGGAGTGAATGTATCAGAAATCGACCTAACCACAGTCGTACCTGCCGTCAGCACAACTGAAGGTGCTATCGCAGGTAACTTCAAATGGGGTCCAGTTAATCAAAGAGTTTTGGTTGATTCGGAAGACAGATTAGTAAGTATATTCAACAAACCAAATTCAAATACGGCAACAGACTTTTTTACTGCTGCTAACTTTTTATCTTACGGTAATGCTCTATATGTAGTCCGTGGTGTAAGTAGTGGTAATAACGCTACTTCAACTGGAACTGCTGGTGCTTATATCGAGGGTGAAGATTATTATAACGAAACATACACTAATTCAAGTGGACACGGTGACTGGGTTGCGAAATATCCAGGAGACTTAGGTAACTCACTAAAAGTATCAGCATGTCATAATGCTAATGCTTGGGAATCTACAGTTTCTTCTTGTTACTATAATGCTACTCGTAACAGTAAAACAATTACACTAGGTGGTGATTCAGATACAACTAATGGTTTCGCAGGTTCTAATGCTGAAGCACAATTTGTTGTTGGTGATATCTTACTACTTGGTCCAGATAAAGAACAAAGAAAGATTGCTTCTTTAAGTGGTAACACAGTTACATTAACATCTGCTTATCAAGGTAATACTGTAACTAACTATTCAGGAAGTATGACTCGTCGTTGGGAGTATTTTGGTGAGTTTGATACTGCACCTACTACTACTGCTTACGCAAACACTAACAATTCACAAGGTGATGCGTTACATATCGCAGTTGTCGACGAAGACGGTTTAATTACTGGTCAAGACGGTGCTATATTAGAAACATACGAAAATGTATCTCAAGCACAAGATGCTAAGACTGATACTGGTGCTGGAAACTACTATAAAGAGTTAGTTAACCAACAATCACAATGGTTGTGGTTTGGTGGTCATAACACTAATCTAGGAAAAGGTGGTGTTAAAGCAAGTCTAGGAACTAACTATCCAGGAAATGATTTACCAGTTACAAATAGTTTGACTAAAGGTAAAGATGGTGCTCAGTTGAGTTCTGCTCAGAAGATTGGTTACTATAACAAGTTTAGGTCTGCTGAAGATGTAGATGTTTCTCTTGTATTAGGTTCTGATGCTGATGGAACACTTGCTACACATCTAATTAATAACATCGCAGAATCTCGTAAAGACTGTATCGTTTGTATCTCTCCAGAAAGAGCAGATGTTGTAAATAACAACGGTTATGACGGTAAAGAGGTTGATGATGTAATTTCATTTAGAGATACTTTACCAAGTTCATCATATGCTGTGATGGATTCTGGTTGGAAATATATGTATGACAAGTATAACGATGTTTACAGATATGTTCCTCTAAACGCAGATACTGCTGGTTTAATGGTTCAAACAGATTCTACAAGGGATCCGTGGTTCTCACCTGCAGGTTTCAATAGAGGTAATGTTAAATCAGTTGTAAGATTAGCATACAATCCAAGTAAATCACAAAGAGACGCATTATATAAGAAAGGAATTAACCCAGTTGTTACTTTCCCAGGACAAGGAACTGTTCTATTCGGTGATAAGACTCTACTTGCTAAACCAAGTGCGTTTGACCGAATCAATGTTCGTAGATTGTTTATTGTTCTTGAGAAAGCAATCTCAACTGCCTCTAAGTTTACTCTATTTGAGTTTAATGATGACTTTACAAGAAGTCAATTCAGAAACTTAGTTGACCCATTCTTAAGAGATGTTCAAGGTCGAAGAGGTATTACCGACTTTAGAGTAGTGTGTGATAACACTAATAACACTGGTGAAGTTATAGATAGAAACGAGTTTGTTGGTGATATCTATATCAAACCTGCTAGAAGTATTAACTTTATTCAGTTAAACTTTGTGGCGGTTAGGACTGGTGTTGAGTTCAACGAAATCGTCGGTGCGGTATAAATAGAGTAAAGGAGAAAATAAAATGGCATTTAATGTAAATCAATTCTCAGGTGCTCTTAAAGACGGTGGTGCTAGAAACTCACTGTTCGAAGTAAATATTACAAACCCAGTAAATGGTGTTGCTGATATCAATATTCCTTTTATGGTTAAAGGTGCTCAGATTCCAGCAGCTTCATTGGGTACTATTGAAGTTCCTTACTTCGGTCGTCAAATTAAAGTAGCAGGTAACAGAACATATGCTGAATGGTCACCTACGATTATCAATGATGAAGGTTTTGATATTCGTAACGCCATGGAGCAATGGTCTCATGCTATTAATTCACCACAGAATAATTTGAGGACTGGTGGTTCAGCCCCTAGTCTATATAAGAGTAACGCACAAGTAACACAGTTTAGTAAGACTGGTGAAATTTTAAGAGTATATAACTTTGTCGGTATATTCCCTACTGAAGTATCTACAATCGACCTAGCATGGGAGACTGAAGGTATTCAAGAATACACTGTAACATTCCAATACGATTATTGGGAAGTTGCTGGTGGTTCTACTGGTAACGCCGGCGGTATTTAATACTCAATTGAAGTGATTCTAAAGGGTCTTATAAATATAGTTTATAGACCCTTTATACAATATGTGAGAAAACTATGGCAATAGAATTATTCGGTTACTCTATCGGTAAAAAGACAGAGACACCACCTACAATTCAATCATTTACACCACCAGAAAATCTGGATGCTGCGGTTCCAGTTAACGAAGGTGGAGTCTTCGGCACTTCTGTCGAATTAGAAACAACTGCTAAAAACGAAGCACAACTCATCACTCGTTATAGAGATATGGCAGGTCAACCAGAATGTCAGAAAGCAATCGATGATGTTGTAAACGAAGCAATTGCTAATCACGAAGATGGTCATCCAATAGAATTAGTATTGGATAATGTCGACCAACCAGATAATATCAAAGAAAGAATTAGAGAAGAGTATGAAGAAATACTAGGTCTTCTACACTTCAACCAAAAGAGTTTTGATATTTTTAATCGTTGGTATGTTGATGGTAGACTATTCTATCACTTAATGATTGATACTAAGAAACCAAGAGAAGGTATACAAGAGATTCGTTACATAGACCCTCGTAAAATTAAGAAGGTTAGAACAGAGAAGAAAGGTAAAAATGGTGAAGTAAACCGTAAGAATCCTTTTGATAAGAAGTATGACGAATACTATATCTACTCTCCTAAAGGAGTTAAAGCAGGTAATGACGGAATTAAAATTGCTACTGATTCTGTTGCTTATTGTCACTCTGGAATACTTAATCACGACAACACTGCTGTTCTAAGTCATTTACACAAGGCAATCAAACCTTTAAACCAACTTAGAATGCTTGAAGACGCAACGGTTATTTACCGTCTTGCTCGTGCTCCAGAAAGAAGAATTTTTTATATCGATGTTGGTAATCTGCCTAAAGGTAAAGCAGAACAATATCTCAGAGATATGATGGCAAAGCATAAGAACAAATTAGTTTACGATGCGAACACTGGTGAAGTAAAAGACGACCGTAAGTTTATGACTATGTTAGAAGATTACTGGTTACCTCGTAGAGAGGGTGGTCGTGGAACTGAAATATCTACACTACCAAGTGGTCAAAACTTAGGTGAGTTAGATGATGTATTATATTTCAGAAAGAAATTATATGAATCATTAAATGTTCCTATCACTAGATTAGAGACAGAGAACGCATTTCAAATGGGTCGTGCTAACGAGATTACTCGTGACGAATTGAAGTTCTCTCGTTTCATTGCTAGACTTAGAAATAAATTCACAGAATTATTCACTACAATCTTAGAGAAACAATTACTACTTAAAGGTGTAATTACTAAGGCAGAGTGGATAGATATGAAAGATAAAATCAACTTCGACTTTATCGAAGACAACTATTTTGCCGAAATGAAAGAGGCAGAAATACTAAGAGAAAGACTTGGTCTACTTAGAGATGTTGAAGAGTATGCTGGAAAATACTACTCAATTGATTACATTCGTAGGGTTGTTCTTAGACAGACTGAAGATGATATGAAAGAACAAGACAAACAAATTGAACAAGAAAAGAAAGAAGGACAGTTCGGCGGTGACGACGAAGAAGACCTCGATTTCTAAAATATTATAAATAATTCAAAAGGAGAATCTTATGTCAGATGTTACAATGAGAGATGCGGTAAAAAGTGCTATGGAAGGTAATCCATCAGACTTTAAAAACAGTGTAAATTCTCTACTAATGGACAAAATTAAACAAACAGTAGAAATTGAAAAACACAAGATTGCTGCTGACTTTATGAACGACACACAAGAGGTGGAGACAGATGAAGAAATTTAAACAATTTTTAGAAGAGTTAGAATTAGAAGAAGGCACTGGTCTTTCCGCCGATGATATGGTCGGTCAAAAAGATTCTGACGACGAAGGAACAACTTTAAAACCTCGTGCTAAGGGTGAAGAAGATTTCAAGAACATGCATAATGTTACTAAGCATGACTACTATGCTGCTCCAGGACAAGACCATGTATTCAACGGTTCTATTAAAGAAGAAGTTGAAGACGAAGAACTTTCTGAAGAAGAGAAACTTGCTTTTGATTTAGAAGAGAAAGCAAAGAAAGAAGATGTCAACATTGAAATCGAAGATGAAGATGAAGATGATGACGAGGAAGAAAAAGAAGATGATGAAGACGAGGAAGAGAAAGAGTCTTATCATAAGAAAGGGAAGAAGTAATGAAAGTTAAAGGAACTGCTACACAATTCTCAACATCAGCAACTAAGTTTACAGATGCTACTGCTGTTTGGGTTTTTAATACACACACTGCTGCTGCTGTAGTAACAGTTCGTAATACCGCAGATGATGCTGATATAGGAACTATCTATGTTGGTGCTGGAACTGGTATCAAGATTGATTTGAATATCGGTGAAGGTCTAAGAGGTGCTACAACTTTCTATGGAACTCAAGTAGCAAGTTCGGGAGCTTAATATGAAACTACTAGCAGAAGTAAACGAAGATATTCAATACATTGCTGAGGCAAAAGAAGATGGTAGTAAAAACTATTTCATCGAAGGTGTTTTCATGCAAGGAAACATTAAGAACCGTAATGGTCGTGTATACCCAGCAGAAGTATTAGAAAAAGAAGTTGCTCGTTATAATAAAGAGTATGTAGAAAAGAATCGTGCTTACGGTGAGTTAGGTCACCCACAAGGTCCGACTATTAATCTTGAGAGAGTATCTCACTTGATTACTAAGTTAGAAAGAGATGGTGATAACTTCGTAGGTAAAGCAAAGATTATGACTGAGACACCATATGGTGGTATCGTTAAGTCATTAATAAATGAGGGAGCCCAACTTGGTGTATCATCAAGAGGTATGGGAACTCTTCAAGCAGACAAGAATGGTGTTCAAAAAGTTGGTAAAGATTTCTACCTTGCTACAGCAGGTGATATCGTTGCTGACCCAAGTGCTCCATCTGCGTTTGTTAATGGTATCATGGAAGGAACCGAATGGGTTTTCGAAAATGGTATTTGGACGGCAAGAGAGGCAGAGATGGTTCGTGAACAAGTCTCTAAGATGTCTGTTAAAGAAGTAGAGGCGAAAAAGTTTCAAATATTTGAAAATTTCTTAAACTCTCTTAAAAAGTAAGTAAAAGTATTATTTTTATAAATAATTACTAAACAAAGATATTGTAAAATTTTAATAGGAGCATTCCAAATGTCTGACAAAGATTTAGAACAAGAAGTTATCGAAACTGTTGATAACGATATGGAGTTGGAGGAAGCAAAGGCATCATTTGGTGACCCTTCTGAAGTGCCTGAGCCAAAGACCAAAGAAAACACACCGCCTGGTGCTAAACCAAACGATGCGGATTTAAAAGACAACCCTAAACAAGGTTCGTCTGTACCAAAGACAAAAGTAGCATTGATGTCTTCTTTAGTAGGTAAACTACAAGCAATGAAGAAAGACGACCTAATGGCAATGTATACTAAGATGTCTGAAGGTGCTGATATCGAAGACCTAGTTTCTGATGAGGCAGTGTCTATCAAAGAGGTTCAAAAAATCTCTGCGTCAGATGTAGATGTTTCTGAAGATGTTGCTGCTATGTTCAAGGGTGAAGAATTATCTGAAGAGTTCGTTTCTAAAGCAACTACAGTTTTCGAAGCTGCTGTTGTTTCTAAAGTAAACGAAATCGTTGAAGGTGTTCAACTTGATATCGAAGCAGAATTAGAGGCTGAGAAAGAAGAAATTATTGAAAATCTAACTAACAAACTAGACGAGTATCTAGAGTATGTTGCTGAAGAGTGGATGACTGAGAATAAGTTAGCAGTTGAGAAAGGTGTTAAATCTGAAATCACTGAAAACTTTATGGAAGGTCTAAGACAACTATTCACTGAAAACTACATCGACATTCCTGAAGAGAAAGTTGACCTAGTTGACGAGATGGCAGAAAAGATGTCTGAGTTAGAAGAGAATCTAAATGCTGAGATGGAAAAAAACATCGAACTTAAAAAAGAAATTGCTGAATCTAAG